TTCTCAAGATAGTTTTTTAACTCTGATCCAGCCCACATAATCTGAGCTTTGTACATGTTCTTTAGTGCTTTTATCTTATGGTCTTCCATATTTATTCCATAGTTCTTCTTTATTTTTAACCACCCAACTTGCATAGTTAAGTTTATCTTCTTTATTATATTTCATTGCATAGTCAGCCCACTCTTGAATACAAAAGTTTTTGAATAAAGTATCTTCTATATCTTTAGAATCATAAAAACTTTTAAACTCTTCATAAGAAGCAAACCTAGCTTCTTCCCAAATATAATATTGGCAATCTTCTATTGGATGATTAGACATGCGCCTCCCTTTTTATGCATTGACATATTAAGTGAGGCCCATACTGTCTGCACATTTTAATATGCTTATCTATGCACTTGACATTCTCAGGTTTGTAATAGTCCCATTTGCTACGTTGTGTTCCATCAGTAGTACAGGCAGGTAATAATAACAATAATAAAAATAATTTAACCTTCACAGCTTAAGCACTCCCCTTCTTCTAAGTTAATTCGTGGTATTTTGATGTTAACATTCTCTGTATTTCTAGCTGCATTAGAGCGTAAGTAATACATAGATTTGAGTTTGTTAGCTCCTGCCCAATGTACGCTATTAATATACTCCAGATACTCATCATGCACCTCCTGTTCTGCTGTAGCTGGTGGCGGAATAAAAAATAAGTTTACTGACTGAGCTTGGCATACATATTTCTGTCGTTGATATGCGTGTTCAATAATCCATATCTGGTTAAGTTCAGGAGCAGTTTTAAATACTTCTTTTTCTTCTTCAGTAAGAACATCTAAAAATTCAACAGATCCTTCATGCGCAGCAATATCCTTCCAAGTCTTTTCAGTATTAATTCCTTTCTCTTCTAAAAGCTTTTCTAAATATTTGTTTTTAACTTTATAAGAGCCAGTTAAAGTCTTATGCGTAAAAATGTTAGCCCTCGTAGGCTCAATACTAGGACTCGTTCCACCACATATAATACTACTGCTGGCGTTAGGAGCAATAGCAAGCAGATGTGAGTTGCGAACACCATCGCCGACCATATCAGGAGCTTCGCCCCTAGATCCAGCAAGTTGTATGCTTGCTTCAGTAGCTCTTTCCTTGATGTGTTTAAAGGCTCTGTTGTTGAAGCTGGAAGCGTACATTCCTTCAAAAGGGAGTCCGTTACGTTGAAGATAAGAATGAAAGCCCATCGCACCAAGGCCAATCGCCCGTTCTCTATATGCACTATAAGCGGCTTTTGCAAAACCTTTTTTATCCAAGTCAACATGGTACTTAAACTCCTCTAAAGTGTCGCACTGTTCTAGTATGCCTACTGTTTGTATAGCATTGTCAATAAAATGTTCTAGTGTGTTATCCAACATGGTGACTAAATCACTGATGAACAATTCATCGTCTTTCCAATCATCAAAGTATTCTAAGTTAACACTAGATAAGCAGCATACTGCTGTTCTTTCCTCGCTTGTAGGTAGTGTTATTTCAGAACATAAATTACTTTGTATTACTTTTAATCCTAGTTCTTTTTGCTTTTCAGGCAGAAGCTCGTTACATCTGTCCAGGTTAACAATATAAGGCTCACCTGTTTCTGCTCTAGTGTGTATTAGCTGCCACCACAAGTCTCTTGCTGATACTGTCTTTATAGCTTGCTTTGACTTAGGATCTATGAGCCTCCAAGGAAGGTCATGTTGGACAGAATATAAGAACTCATCATTGATAGTAACGCCATTATGAAGATTAAGACATTTGCGATTAAGGTCACCACCAGTAGTTTTTCGCATGGCAACGAACTCTTCAATTTCTGGATGGCTAATATCCATGTACGCAGCATAAGATCCTCTCCTTGTAATTCCTTGATTAAAAGCAAGCATCTGACTATCTACAACATGCATGAATGGTATGCTACCAGTAGACTGACTGCCGTTAGCAGTAGATACCCCATTACTCCTAACACTACCCCAATATCCACCGATGCCTCCACCGCCACTTGCCAACCATATGTTCTCGTCATAATGATCAGATAAACCACGCCTTGAGTCAGGAACAAAATTAAGAAAACAAGAGATAGGAAGACCACGTTTGGTTCCTCCGTTGCTAAGGATAGGAGTGCTAAACATGAACCAATTAAAACTTGCGTAGTTATATAATCGCTGTGCAAGATTGAAATCAGTGTGTTCTTGATAAGTAGCACTATATACAGCAGCCCTTGCAAAAGCTTCTTGAGCATGTGTCTCTTCTCCCCACAAATAACGATCTTTTAAAGTCTCAATAGAAAATTGATTTAAAAACTTTTCTCTATCATAATCAATTTCTATTCCTAAATAATTCATCTTCCCAATTTTCAATGTCATTACTGTCTTCCTTTTCTCTTAGCTGCGACTGTCTGTATCCTTTTGTACGCGCTTTATTTTTAGATTTTTTTCTTTTGTTAAACCTTTCAGTTCTTTCTGCTTTCCTATCCCAAGACATCCTGATTCTCCATCAGAAAAGCCATAAGCTTATCTTCGTACCAACGAGCTTTTCGTAAATCTTCTATTGGTTTCTTTTTATATCTAAATCTCCAGCGATACTTTAAAGAGTTACCACGTAGGTATCCTACAAACTCATCAGGTGTAAGCATTGCTTCGATAGCTTCAATACATTCTATATTGCCATTATTATAATGAGGCGGATTATTAACACTAGCAGTATCTCCAAATAAAGGATGATCATTAGGCCCATCCCAATCTTCAAGTGACTTCCAAGTATCAGCTACAGGTGTAGCCCTTCTATTTAAATTACTCCACTCTTCTGGTGTTGCATCGTCAATACTCATTCCATCCACTCCTTTGGAAATGTTTTTTCTGAAAACCATCTAAATTTATTTTTTGTTGCCCATTCAGAATGGCTAAACTTAGTACCATCTTTTCTTTTCTTTGCTCCTGGCATGGGCGCATACGGAGAAGCAAATAAAAATACTAATTCACAATCATCGGGCAAAGCTTTCTTAACCCATATATACTTATTGTACTCTTGATAATCCCAAAACCTTCCTTTAGATTCTAAAAGAATTGTTTTATTATCTATTACTTTAATAAAATCAGGCCAATAAATATGCTCTATTATATAAGGGACTGCTTTGTTATGTAAACTCCAAGTCTTTAATTGCTTTTTATGTAACTCATGCTCCCATTTAGAATCATATCCTTTAGGTACATTTTTTTCTTTTGGTCTTTTAACTCTAGGTTTACGCATTCATAATCTCATTTAATGAAATTTCTTTAAAATCTTTATTGGTTTTTCTAAGAACCTTTTTAATTTTTTTCCTAAACCATTTAAGTGTATACGCATTAACTCTTATCTGTCCTTGACTAAAAAAATAAGGCTCTTGAGGCATTAATTGTTGAATTTTTTCAGGAGTTAAAAGTTTTATTTGATCTTCTGGCAATAAAGAATAAAGCCATTCCTGAACTAAACGAGCTATTGTGCTGTTCATTTTCTGTTTCTTACTTATGTTCATTATCTTCTTCTTTACTTTTAGGCGAATAATTTTTTACTAGTTGCCAATATGAAAGGATGTTATTAAACATATCTCTATGCTTGCTATGAGTATCTTCTTCCCATTTATAATATGAAACACAACTGGTATCTTGTCTATCAATAAATATTGAAATTCTTTCTGCTTTTTCTGCAAAGCCACACCCTTGCGCATAAGCAGACAATTGCATACCATATTCATCGTAAGCTAACTTAGCTGGTTTTTTATTATGTATATTGTCTTTAGTTTTAAAGTCTATAAATATTCCCTCTTTTGAATGCAAATCTATTTTCCCTCCATAACCTAGCTCAGAACAAAAAGAACCCTCTGCAATCCACTCTTGATTAGGGTAATTATCATCTAAGTATTCTCTTATAATTTCATAAGGAGTGCTTTTAACATTATCTGTAAACCCTTTTTCTATTAAGTCATGTATCTTAGTGCCTTCTTTTGCAGCATTTAATCCTATATCTTTAGAATCTTGTATGCATCTATAAATAAAAGACTCTAAAGATTCATCTTCTTTTCTTGGAATAATAACAGAAGATTTAAGAGCTTGCGTTAGCTTCCAATGTTCTAATGAAGGTTTAGATATAATGTTCATTATGCTCGTAACAGAAGGAACATAATTATATTTCTTGGCATCTCTAAGGGTGGTGTTTCTTTCTACTCCATTAGCTCCAATAATTGTGTACTTAGGATTACCTTCTTGATCATACCAATGAGTACCGTCGCTAGAATAACTCAAGTTGTTTTCCTTCAAATAAATTTGATAATAATTCAGCAGCTTGTTCTGGACAAGAAGCAAACCACTCACCTCTTCGTAAATAATACTGCTCTAAAAAAGAATGTGCTTCAGCTTCAGATTTTCTTCTATCATCAGTATTAAATATTTTAAGAAGTTTAAAATCTCTATACGGTGAAGAAAGCTGAAACTGTTTTAATCTATCTTGCGCATCTACAGCCATGCCTACTTTACACCAATTAGGAAAAGCAGGATTACATAAAACATATACTTGCCCTTCCTTAGAAGATTCATAATTTTCTAAAGAACTAAAAGCTGCATCTGTAAATCCTTTATATCTTCCAGGTCTATACAAAGGATGTTTCTTTGATACTTCTTTACCATTAACATACATTCTTTTAGCATCCCTAGCTTTAACAGCTTCAGGATTATCTTTGTAATAATAAGGTTTATTTGTCTTTGGGTTAATCCTAGTGTGTGTCACTCCAATTATCTCCTATTTTATATTCTCCATCTAAAGGGCAACGTAAGTCAAAGTGAACTCCAGCATCTTTAATAGCTTGAACTCCTCTACGGCCTACTTCTTCTGCATCTTTTTCTAAACATTCTACTTGCCACTCGTCATGTACATTAGCTACACACTGAGCATTTAAATGTTTAATAGAATCTACAAATAAAACTAAAGCTTTCTTCATAATTATAGCACCTGCACTTTGTAATAATGTATTCAAAGCAGCATGTTCTGATCTTATAGTAACTTTACGACCATCTAATCCTTTTAAGAAACCTCTTTTAGCCGCTCGTTCAACTCTATCTTTGAGATTTGCAAGTGCTGGTAAATTAGCAAGGAAAGATTCTCTAAGTCTCTTACCATCTTTTCTGTTTCCTCCAACCACTGAGCCAAGTCGTTCATTTCCAGCGCCGTATAAGTATGCATAAATGAATGTCTTACTCTTATCTCTTGATTCAAGTCCCGCAAGTTTTTGATTAGCGGTGTGAATATCTCCGTTAAGGATTTCATTTGTATAGCTCCTATCATTCATATAATGTGCAAGCATTCTTAATTCTAAACCACTTGCATCTATGCCTATTAGTTTATGGCCTTCAGGCACCGTCCAACAAGCTCTACAGTCTTTTCCATAAGGGCTGTAGGTAGCTGGTATCTGTGCCATATTGGGCTTAAAATGCGTCATACGCCCTGTAACAGCGCCATTGTGAACAGCATAGCCATGAACCCTATCGTCTTTTAAATTTTTAAACCAAGAATCTACTAAAGCAACACGTTTGTTTAGTAATAAAAATTGACTAATTAATTTGGCTTGAGGTATATTTTCTATTGTGTTTAAAGTTGACTCATCTACAATAGGTTGTCCTGTTGGAGTAAACTTCTTTGGCTTCCAACCAAAGTCCTGTAAGTATTCTCCAATTTGTTTTCTTGAATTTAAATTAAAATCTTGTATCTTATATCTGTCAAATGCAAGTACTTGAGTAGGATGTTTTTTAGAATAACATTCATACTCTTCTTCTGTCAACCCTTGTTTAGATAATGTTCCATCTTTTTTAAACTTAGGAACTACTGTCTTTAACTTAACTTTTTTAGGCAAGAAAACTTTATGTACTTCCTCAACAATCTCTTGGTTAGTTTGTTTTAATGTTGCTAAAAGTTTATGTGCTTTCTCTACATCTAACATAAAGCCATGATTTTCTTGATCTTTTAATATCTTAGCAACTTGATGTTCAAGCTTTACAGACTCTTCACCAAAGTCCGTCAACTCAGTCAACAGTGCCTGGAAAACTAATGCATTTAATTCTACATCATTAATGCAGTACTCTAACATTTCTGGTGTGTACTCATTAAAATCTTCTTCTTTCATAAGACCTTTATGATAGTTTAATTTAAACCCCCACGCTTTTAATCCGTGACCATCTCTTTCAGGGTTTGCTAATCTAGAAAGAACTAACGTATCTATTATCTTTTTATTCTTAAAAGATATGTCAGTAAGTTTTTCTAAGACAGGAATATCAAATCCTAAAATGTTATGACCTATTAATATTTTAGATCTCGCCAACAACTCAATTCCTTCTTCTATGTTAGAAGGAGAAAAAGAATAAATTTGATTTGTATCTATATCCTTAGCCACAATACACCAGATAACTGATGCATTGAGGCCGTCTGTTTCTATATCAAAAACTAAGTTCATTTGTTTGCTTCTCTTCTATATCTGTATACTGTAGATTCAGCTAAGTCTAATAATTTAGAAATAACTTTTACTTCTTTTCCTTCTTTAGTAAGAGCGATTATATTTTTAATTTCATCTTCCTCTAAAGATTGTCTATGTTTTTTTCTTAATACAGTACCATCTCTTTCTATTAAAAAGTAGCATTGTTCTTTTTTTGTATGTGCTTGCTGCTTTTGAATTGCTGTATAAAACATCTTTGCTCCATTAAAAAGGTATGTCATCTATAAGTGTACTTGTAAATTCAGTTTCTACTAATCTTCCTGATATAGAATCATACAAAAGATTACCTGCTAAACCGACTTCACCTGTATGCCTAGACTTTAAGATTCTAATCCTGGTTGTGTTTGCTTCAGTTTTATCTTCAGCTTGTTGATTTCTTTCTAAGGCTATCACACAATCTGATAATTGTGCAATGGCACCACTACCACGAAGATGGCTAATGTTTACTTCTGCACCATTCTCATGTCCTGCATTACCTTCTATCTTACGCAAGTGAGATACAAGTATAAGTCCTGCTCCTGTTTCTTCTACAAGACTACGAAGCTGTGTCATTATATTATCTATCAACCTTCTTTCATCGCCACCTTCTAAAGCTGATACAAGCATGTGTAAGTGATCAAGCACTATCCACTTACATTCGCAACCTACAATTAAGTAACGTATCTTTGCAAAGATTTCTTCTACAGTATTGATCCCAAAGTGTGAATGAATAAAAAGTTTATCATTAGACAATACTCTTTGATAAAGATTATCTAGTTCTTCTTCTGTATACTTAGCTCTGACTTCTTCTAAGTGAATCTTTTCATTACAATCAATTGCAAGAATACCATCTACTGTACGCCTCCAATCTTCTTCTAATGCAATAATACCTATATTGTCTTCACTGTTATTAAGAATCCAATGTTCTAACTCTCTTGTTACACTAGTCTTACCAAGACCTGTACCACCACATACAGTTACTAGTTCACCCTTGCGAATGCCATGAAGCTTTTCATTGAGTACTCCCCAAGGATAAGGAATACTTTCTTTTTCTGTACGATCTTTCCAAGAACTAAATTTTTCTGATACTCTAATAATACCCGCAGGTGTAATAGTCTTTGCTTGCCAAAAGCAATCAACAAACTTTTTATGTTGTGATTTTCTAAGCATATCATTAGCATCTTTATACTCTGCTGGCAGTGTCATTATCTTTGCTTTATTAGGAGGGAATAATCCTGCAACTGTTTTTGCTGCATCTCTTCCTGCCTTGTCTGAATCAAAACAAATAATTACATTTTCAAACGAACTAAGAAACTCAAGGTTCTTTTTAACATCTGCTGCTGCTGACTGTGCGCCATTCTTAATGGACACAACAGGCCATCTACTACCTGTAAGCTCGTAAGCTGCCATAGCATCACACTCACCTTCTGTAATCGTAATATACTTAGCACCAGGATTACAAAGAGTCTGTCCAAATAACTCAGCTTCTTGAATCTTGCCTTGACTAGTAAAGCCTTTTGTTTTTACTTTACGAATCTTATGAGCAACTAATTCATTGTTAGCATAATAAGGGTAATAATGTTTATCTATTTCTCCATCAGAGGTATATGTAACTCTTACATTATAATGCTTTGCTGTATCTTCAGAGATACTTCTATCTCTTAGATCTCCAAAAACACCTGTATAAGAATCTTGTGATATAACAGGGCTTGACATAGTAATATTCTCTCTCCGATATACTTCATTTAAATGTACAGGTTTCTGTACAACTGTATCAGGTTCTTCATAGTCTGGAAAGAATGTTCCACAACTAAAACATTTTGCTGATCCGTCATCATTTATACTCACAGCATCACTACTATCACATGACTTACATGCAACATGAAATTTAACAAAAGCCATTGCTTTCTCCAAATTATATTAAAAGAAGTGAGGGACACCCCCCGCAGTGGAGGGTGATCCCGAATGGAGGGCTAAGTTTCTTCTGAAGTATCCTCAACTACTTCTGTGTCAGGAAGTGCTGGTTCATCTGTATCAATATCAACTAATGCATCTTTAGTTAACATACTATTTAATGTTGCAGTAAATGATTTACCTGCCCCACTGATAATAGCTAACTCTTTTTGCAAATTGTTTTGTCTTATTGCTACTTCTTTCAACAGCACCCAAACGCTTTGGGCTTCTTCAGATAATAAAGAAACATCATAAGTACCACTATCTGTGATGTAATGTTCAGCCATTTTTAAAACTCCGTTTCTTCTTCTTCGTAGCCAAGCTCTGCACCATCAGCTGCATCCCCACCACCACCATAAGGAACTAAGTCTAGCACTTGAACTGCTTGAAGATCTAGACCTTTAAAGTTTCCATAGTGATTAGATGTTTCCCATTCACGGTACTGAACTTTAACTTCAGAACCATTTCCTACAAGCACATCTAGTGGCTGATTGTTTGCATCAATAAGTTTAGGAACTTTATTAAGCTTCCCATTCTTTTGTGCTACCTTTCGTTTGATTACAAGAGCAGGGCCTTCTTGCATCTGTTTAATGCCATACCCTTTACTTGCAAAGCTTTGTGCAACGTCTTCATCAACAAGTAAGTTGACAGAAAACACTGGTTCAAACTTTGTGTTTGGGGTTGTGATAGAAGCCCAATAAGCTTTACCTTGTATTACAGACATGTTTTTATTACTCCTTTGCGTTAAAAACCTGTATAGTTTATAGAGACTGATTAACTATGTCAACACTTTTATGTGCAAACATCCTACAACACCAGTCTAGTTGTAGGTAATCATAGTTTAACGATACCCCCTTGTGTTCATTAGTCTTTTATTTGCACAACTACCGCATATTGTTTTAATCCAAATATGAACCATAGCTAATGGATGCCCAAGCTTTTTACAATCTGCACATCTAACTAAGTCTTTACTGTCTTCTTCAATCTGCATAGTCTTTTATCTTTAGTCTTACAATATTAACTTTGTATAGTGCATCTTTAATCACTACATTTTTTTGATGCATAAGAGTCCAGGCAAAGCTTTCATCTTCTAAAGCTGACTCTATTAACATTTCTTCAAGCATTCTATCTTTAGCTTCTTCAGTAAGACTACTAACAATTTCATAGACACTTTCTGCTAGACGTTCATCGTGAGCTTCTTTGTACTCGTTACTCATATCGTTACTACCTCTAGTTCTGTTTCAATCCAAACCTTTGCACCGCAAGGTAAAGGATTGTTTGGTGAATAAATTACTTTTACTAAAGTTTTACCATCAGCATCAACTATTGCTGCATGATTAACTCTACGATTCTGTTTGTAATCTTTTACTGTTATTACAGGCCAGTCACCACCTTTATCATTTGCTTTTATGCAGTGCTGATTAACATGGATTTTAGTTTTCATAATGCTTCTACTTCCTCTAAAACTTTACCGTCTTTAGTTACAGTATAGCCTGTAAGATAAGTTGCCTTTATTCTGTCTTCATAATCAGTAAACTTATATTCACAACAAAGGACTACATCTTCAGCATCTACTGACTCATCAACTAAAAGATTTACTTTAACCATGATTTGTTTGTACTTCATTATGCCTCCAGTATTGCTCTGTCTTTATCATATTGTTCTGTCTGTTTTAAGATTGCTTCAGCATCAACAGCTTCTTGTAAAAGATGAATTAATATTTTCTTTAACTCATCAGGATTAATAACTGCTACGTAGCTCCCAGATGCTTCATGATAAGC